ACTTATATACACAGTGGAAGCAGATGTAAGGTAAGGGTAGTTACCGCCAGTACCCCACACAGTCTCTTGGGTGCCATTTATGTCAGGATTAAACCCAAACTTGTATATGGTACTAGCCCCAGCTACCTGACCTTTTGATACTTGTAGCTCGTAGGGTTCTTGAACTGCCATAGCGTTTCTCAGTGCGTTATCTAGCTGGTTAAAGTAAATACGCAGTACTTTGTTAAACTCTTCAAACGACTCTTGGTCGTATACCTGCGGAGGATACGGTAGCGCCGGAGCACGAAACGGTACGTCATACCTAGTATTGTCTACAGCCATTATCGTCTGCCATCAGGTCGCATATCTATACGGGGAGAACCTAATTGCCAAGTAACTCCAATATCGCTAGATTCTACCTTGATTGATAGCTGCCGTCCACGCACTCTAGTATATAGTTGATCTGTAAACTGCTCTATAGGTAGCACTGCGGTGCGCGTTATTGAGCCGCTGTTAGACCCTCCTACGGACGTGGGGTTGTTATACCCTGCACCAGAATCTGTTAAGGGGAGCAATGTCATAGTAGCACTGGGAGACCCTGCTTCGGAGTCATCAAACCGTATGTCAGGTATTATACGCCATATAAACGCGAACTTATGTCCATCGTCTAAGTCAAACTGCGCGGAGGTAATATAGGCAGGGATAGCTGCTGTAACCCCTGTTTCATTGTCGTCTACGCCCTGTTCTTGATTTACTAAGTTGTAGGTGTATGTAGCTGCTAGAGGATTGGTACGTAGTCCAGAGTCAAGCCACGCACTACGCGTCATAGTGCCGTAGTACCATACCTGTTCTAGATAGTTATACACTACATACCTGTCAGCAACCAGAGAATCACTTGAACAGTAGAACCACCATATTTCATGGTACGATTCATTAGTTCCTGCAAACACGGAGTCGTACTGTTCTTCGTTAAAGTCGTTAAACACAAACTTACGTAGGTCGCACTTTAGGGGTTTAGTACGGCCATCATACATGTAGAATTTGTCTCTACCCATCCAGTATGCTACGCCATTGGCGTATGCCACAGCGTTTTGAGAAGCGGTAGATATGTTCTCTCCTACCAACTGCGCAGTCCATACCACTGGAGCGCCCACGTACTGTAGTGAATACAAAGCTGAGTCAGTCCACACTAGTACTTCCTGACGTGCTTGTTTGGCGGCCACGATTCTTGAGCCATTAGACAGTACGAGATCGCCTGCTTGGTTTGTTGCGCCGGGAGTCCAGTTAGTAGCATCTTCTTGATCTGACCACCGAATAAGCATAGGGTTCTGGGTAGCACTACCCAAGGTGTTAGCTCCAAAACAAAATACAAACCTGTTTATATCAGACACTAAAATAAACTTTTGCGTAGTGGGTACATTAGACGCGCCCGATAGGGTAGATAACTCTACACCCACATTACTTACTCCACCACTAGCGTCCCAAAAATATATGGGGCCATCACCGTGCGAGAACAACAAATCTTCTCCAAAGTTAGCCTGACTCCATATCCGTATGGACTCTGTAGAAGATGCACCCGTGCTCCACGCTCCAGACCCCCACGTACTTGCTCCCCAACCTACTAGAGGGGTGGCTTGCGCAGGGCCGATATTTATCTGGTAAACAGCAGTTACAGTACCCCCACCCGTAGCCGCGCTAGAAGCTGTACTAGAAGCTGTTATGGTGTATGAACCAGAAGACACTGTTTGGATTTGGAACTCGCCATTGAGGGTCAACCCGCCAACTGCGGAAGCGTTACTAAACGTAACAAAGTCTCCAATCGTGTAGCCCGTCGCTGCATCTGTAACAGTCACAGTAGCCGAACCAGATACGGTGGTAAACGGGTTAGTCAGCGTATTAGTAGCGCGTATGGGAGTTATATTGTAGTACAGACCGCCCTGTTCAATATAGAACTTTAGGTTCGTGCCTACCCCCACGAGGTTTTGGCCGCTCAGAGTTACCCAGTTCCATAAAGAACGGCATACTCCATCGAATACAGACGTAGATATACGCTGCCACCCACCTATCTTTTCCGGCGTGCCTTGACGAAACCGTACTTTATCGCACTCATACCATCCACCTTCACTGGTGTACCTAGTATTCTCGCGGTTTACTCCGGCCTTTAGCTGTAACTTCTTTAGCGGCATATAACACCTATGTACGTTCTAGTAGCACCAGACTACGGGGGTAGTATCTCTAGTGTCTACGTGGATAAAGGTTTTCGCTACACCTATACCATTAAATCCCATTGATTGCGCGTTCTTAATGATAGCATACGACTGACTACCATTGGACACTTTGATGTCGCAGGCAATCCCGCGTGCATGGGTGCCCGGATTTGATTTTCGCGCCTCTATGCTGTGGCTGGGGTCTCTGTAACCGCTGGTGATAATAAAGGGAAAACCACACACATGGCGTAGCTCATCAAGTTTTATCAAGAAATCGTCACTCATCTCGTTGTTGCCGGTCTCCTGACAGTCGAAGTCAGCCCGATTAAAGTACCTCATTTACGCATACCCATTAGTTTGCTCGCACCTTTGATGCCAAAGCTAGCGGAAATAGCCACAAACAGTAGATACTGATACCATTCTGGTAAGTCGTTAAGGGCGGCAAACGCTTCTTTTACTCTATCCACCACGGTCATATCCCCAGTGATAATCGCCCAACCAACCATAAAGATGGGTATCGCTAACACAATTGTCCAAAATTCGTCTTTCCAGCTCGATGCAGAAGCATCAGCCATCTTTGCTTCCCAGTCAGAATCATTCTGAATCACGCTCATTTTGGCTTCGTGCTTTGCTTTTGACTGTTCAGCTTTATTTTTTAGGAACCCGCCAGCTAAATCTGCAATGGGGCCAAGTAGTAGTTTAAGCATTAGTACATTTTCTCCACGCAATACAGGCCAATAATAAGTACATACATACCTCTAGCGACCATATCAAAACGATCAAACTTAGCAGAGCCGTCGTCGAGTCGTTTTTCTATACGCTCAAACTTTTCCTCGATAGCCTTCATTCTTACTGTGCATTCACGTTCGTGAGCCTCCAGCTTTAAAAGTGCTTCCTTAACCGTTGCCATTGAGGGCTCCCAATATTAGTGCGATTACAAAGTAAACGGCATAGCCAAGTATAGCTATCCCAGTGATCTGGATACTATTCCAGAAGAATGCCTTGCGCTTTCGTTCTTGAAGGTAGACTGTCTTTTCCCTCTGGGCGGCAATAGACCTGCGGAGGTCGACAAGTTCCTGATAGCCATCCTTGCCATATTGATACATCAAGAGTTCCCTGAGTTCGCGTTCCATCTGCTGGGTACGCTTAGTCCGAGCGTATGTCTCCATCGCCTCTTGATTGACAGACTTAGCGGCAATGATCTTTTTAAACAGGGGAGGGTTATCAGCCTGTCGCTTATGCTCTGAAAGGTCAGACACAGCACCGTAGAAGCGCCCTATCTGTCCTAGTGTATCCTCTACTTCACGACCAGCAGCTACCATGCGCTTGATAGTACCAAACGCGTTAGTGGCTATGCTGATGGCCGTGACGGGATCAATCATTACCAAGGCACTCCAGCAGTAATCGCTGGTGCTTTGCTGTCTGCGATCTGTGCTGCAATGCTTGCCTCTACAGCGTCAGCGTCTACGTCAGCCTTTACCCACTCGATAACCTGAGCCTCTGTGATGTCAGCGTAGGCTGTGTAGCCGTCAGCATCAGCGTCAGGGGTGAAGCCGCAAGCGCCATAGCTGCTACCTGAGTGTTCTACTTCGCCTACTATTTCGCTATCGCTAGCTCGCCAGTGTGCTACTACAACACCATCATCAGTGTTGCGTTCTAGTGTTGAGATTGTCCAAGTTACTGACATGATTTATTCCTCTAGCGCTGCTACTCTAGCGCGTAATGATTGAATTTCTTTTATAAGCAAGGGCACTAGTTTACTTGCATCAACGCCCATCATTTCTTCACCATCAGGGTCACCACCAACAGCTAGAGGAACGATAGGGGCTAACTCTTGAGCAATAAAACCAAACTCCTCATGTAACCCTCCCTCTATCCAGTCAAACTGCCTGACTTGGATTGCGTCTATCTTGCTTCCTGCATCCCCAGCATCTGCGATGTTTTCTTTTGCTCTTGCATCAGAAAGCACTTGGTACTGAAGTACGTTGTTGGTCATTCTAATATGACCTGCTGCCGTAGAATTGTATTTATTAAATGTTGCGAAAATAGAAGTTGAACTGCCGTTGGTAAAACTCACGTTTTTGTCAGAACTGGTTGTTTGGAAAAGAGCTGTAGTTCCTGTTCCTCCCAATGAAGTATTATTTACATAAAGCCCAATACCATAAGAGCCGCCAGTTAAGTTTACTCTAGATACGAAGGCTCCATATTGCTGTGAACTAGCCACCAGACACTGACCCTCAACGTGCAAATCTTCTGAGGGGCTAGTTGTTCCAATACCCACCCCTGTATTATTAATACGCATTTTCTCTGCGCCAGAACGCAGGAAAGTAGTAGTAGCCGAATTAATGTTGAGTTTAGGGTTTGGACTTGGCGACACGTTTTGTAGGTCTATATCCCCAGTAGTGCTGTTGACGCTTAAAGTAACTCCTATTGGGACATTGGATGGGTCTGTGGCTTCTATAAACAATTGCGGATTAACAGCACCTGCATCGCCAAGATGTAAAAGGCTAGACGGGGCGGCCTGTCCTATGCCTACTCTGCCGGCACCAGTTACCTTCATCCATGTATCAAAACCATCGCCATCATCGTATAAACCACCAACCTCAAAGGCAGTAGAAGCATCATTCTGCCAGCGGTTAGCAACTACTAATCCATGCTCTGTAGATGCGTCAGTCTGATTAAATATCTTTGCTGCCCAATCTCCAGAAGGAAAAGCAGAGGAACCTGCCGAACCCTTTTGAACATGCAAAGGCGCACTAGGCGATGCAGTCCCTATACCCACGCGATTGTTAGTGGAGTCAACTGCTAGGGTGGTTGTGTCTACAGTAAGGCCAGCAAAGGCAGGGCTGTCAGTAGTGGCTACGCCTTGATTTAATGCCTTAACAGACGCAATAGCTGTTAGTTCACTGTCCATTAAAGCGCCAGCAGCAGTTACGTTAGTTGCGTCTGTTACATCTGCATTAGCTTCAATACCATCAAGTTTAGTGCCATCAGTAGCTACATCGCGTCCGTCAAAGGTACTATTAGTTGTTATAGCTCCGGTCATAGCACCACCGGCTTTAGGAAGCGCCGCATTTGCAGTAGTTGTAGTGGTAGTTAGTACGCCATCTCTTGCTGCAATATCAACACCATCAACCGTACCACCTGCTACGATGTTACCTGAGACATCTAAAATGCCATTTACATCGACTGTAGTAGCGGCTATCTGTACTTCTGTGTCCGCGACAATATCAAGCTGTCCATCTGCGCTAGAGTTAATATAAAGTCCACTATCTCTAAACTGTATTTTAGTATCAGTAGTTGTGGTATTCCCAAAACCTAAAGTTTCTTGTAAGGTTTCTTCACCGCCCGAAGCAGTGCTTGCAATTGTGCCATCAGCAGCAATCGTAATATTAGAACCTGCGGTTAGGGAAGCCACTACGTTAGTTGTGTCTGTTACATCTGCACTAGCTTCAATGCCATCAAGTTTAGTACCGTCAGTAGCTACGTCACGCCCATCAAATGTACTGTTAGTTGTTATAGCTCCGGTCATTGCACCACCAGACTTGGGTAGTGCAGCATCTGCCGTAGTACCTTGGGCTGCTGTAGCATAGTCTGAAGAGTCAAAGGCTTTAACTTGTGCTAGGTTAGTAACTTCACTATCCATTAACGCGCCAGCGGCTGTAACATTAGTAGTATCAGTAACGTCTGCACTAGCTTCTATACCGTCCAGCTTAGTTCCATCGGTAGCGACATCTCGTCCGTCAAACGTACTATTAGTTGTTATAGCTCCGGTCATTGCACCACCGGCTTTAGGGAGTGCCGCATCAGCAGTTGTACCCTGAGCAGCCGTAGCATAGTCCGAAGAATCAAAGGCTTTAACTTGTGCTAGGTTAGTAACTTCACTATCCATCAAGGCACCAGCGGTTGTTACGTTAGCTGTGTCTGTTACGTCAGCACTAGCTTCGATACCATCGAGCTTTGTGCCATCTGTGGCTACGTCTCGTCCGTCAAACGTACTATTAGTAGTAATGGCACCAGTCATTGCCCCGCCAGCTTTAGGCAACGCAGCGTCTGCTGTAGTACCTTGTGCAGCAGTAGCATAGTCAGCGGAGTCAAAGGCTTTAACTTGTGCTAGGTTAGTAACCTCAGAATCCATTAACGCGCCTGCGGCGGTGACGTTAGTAGTATCTGTTACATCTGCACTAGCTTCTATACCGTCCAGCTTAGTTCCATCAGTGGCTATATCACGCCCATCAACTGTACCGCCCGCTACTATATTTCCAGAAACATCTAGGATGCCGTTTACATCAACTGTAGTAGCAGCTATCTGTATTTCTGTATCCGCAACAATATCAAGTTGACCGTCTGCGCTAGAGTTAATGTATATAGCTGCGTCGCGGAACTGTACCTTGTCATCAGTAGACACTGATACGTCTGTACCCCCAGTGGTGTTCCCATTAGCTAGTACTTCCGCAAGAGTATCGGATGTGGCTACTTGAGCATCTACGTATGCTTTGATCGACTGCTGTGTGGCAAGAGACACGGCGCTGTTCGAGGCCATGTTGTCTTCATCGAGCACCGCTGTTACCGTCGTGCTAGTACCCAACTGCAAAGAAGTAGTACTTGTTACCGCCTCAACTACGTTAGTCCCATCACAAAACAAGAACATAGTGCGCCCGCTAGGGACTAGAATGCCGGTACCGCCAGATGTTTTTAGGGTTACGTTTTGTCCAGAAGCGTTCTTAGCTATGTATATCTTAGATAGAGTTGGGCATACCACACTACCCGCTCCGGTTAGCTGGGTGCCTGAGTCAGTAAACTCTAGCATTGCACACCTAGATTCGGACGTAACTCCATTAGCAGTGGTTAACGTGTGCGCGTTTGCAGTCCACGAATCAATGACCGCACGCCCCGCTATAGCCTGTTCTACCATAGAGGTTATATTATCGTTTACTACATCCCCCCACGTACCGCTTAGTTCTCCCTGTACAGGTAAGGCTAGTTTTAAAATCGAAGTGTATTGCGTTGTCATTTCTTTGGCCTCACACGGCTATTCTGTTTGTTTAGGCTATACGCACTATGGCGCTTGTAGCGTTACCCGTAGGAAATTGTATAGTAAAAGGGCTGTTACTAGTGCTTTTGTTCGCCCCAAAGTCCAGTACTGCTATGGAAGGGTTGCCCCCTCCTACTTTATATATAAGCGCACCGCGAGCGGTGATTGTAGAGTTTGCCCACGTAGCGTCTGCGAAGTCCAGAAAAGCTGTAGTGCCTGAACCTCCGTCTGTAGGGTTTGTACTAATGGTCAGAGTATACCCGCCAGTAGTGTATCCGTTACCGTTTGCTACTTCATTACTAGTTGTATACGCCGTAGTATCTGCGCCTAAAGAGGCGTCTCCTGTATACAGGGCTACCTTAAAGGTCTGCGCAGTACCACTACTAAAGTCCATCTCTCCGTTTAATAGAGCGACTTTAAAAGAAGTACACATTGCTTGAGCTATAGCCATAATTTAATTCCTTACTTAACAGCTACCTTAATTTGTCCAGACCGATACGAATCCTGACGCAACTTACCGTCACCGAGATTCTTTAGTAGGGCCATGCTTTGTAAGTACATACTCTCGTACTTAGCGACTATATCTTGCTCGCCCTTCATAAACCGGATAGCTTCTACCAAGGCTCCATTTAACAGTGCGGAGTCAAAGTTATTACCTAACCATGAAGTACCCGCAGTTACTATAGACGTAGGGTAATGCCCGTAAATGTGTTCTATTTCATAGTTAACATCGGGGGTGGGAGCCAGCTCTAGTTTAGTGTCGCTGTAGTAAGCATAAAACTTAGGTAATCCGTAGTTAGCGGCGGTATTAACCGGATACGCTTCGCGTAAGAAGTTAACGTCTTTGTTTAGCAGGTACGTGTACGTGTTATTACTTATTACCGCTATGCTGTACGTATACAGGTAGTCGTTGGGTAAAGTATACAGCTTGTTGGTCTGAGCTACTGGGCCTTCATCTAACTTACGCAGGGCAGGTATCTGTACTGAATTGTATATCTTCTGCTCCGCTTGCTCCGTGAACATAGCGAGTTGGTCATCTGTAAACGTGTTTTCACAGATGTCTTGGATATTAGCTTTCAGTTCAGTATAGTTCATAACTTATGCCATTGGGCCGCGTGCGTACAAACCCTTAGTTGCGCAGCCAGTGCCACGAACCTTAACTTTACCGCCTTCTTTATAAGCACTGGTCATCTTATTGCCAGTCTTTTTTGCTTCTTTCTTAGCGGCTGCTTTGCCTGCATCTGTGTATGCAAACTGCTTATTTCCTACTTGTGGCATCTTAATGCTCCTATGAGGTAGTTACAGTAACTTGTCCTATACTACCATTTATTAACAATATGTTGGGGGTTAATCCAAAAGGATCGACTCCCCCACCTACAGGGTTCCAACCCCACTGTATGTCCCTACTACTACTGTTTCCTGATTCTCCTAGGCTTTGGTCTGGTCTAGGATCACGTAACGCTTGTGGATCGTGTACAGGAAACTCTCCTAGCATATTCTGAGGCTGATCTGGATTCCAACACTCAGGGCACGCTTTTAAATTAGTATCTACATTCTTTACAACTAGGTTCTTCAGTTCCTTTAGTTTGTACTGGAACCCACACACGTCGCATAACGCGATGGCTTTCTTATCAGAAGCAAACTGAGTAGCCATGCTTACACGTACCCTATGCGGGGGGTAAACCTAGCCGAGGTCTTCTCTCTATCTTCTCCTGCGGCCAAGGCAAACTGCTCGTCGTACACAGACTTTAACAAGGGCACTCTTTCTGTCATCTCGGGTAGCTTCATGGCTATGTAGTATGCCAGTCCTGCTACTAGGCACGGGAAGAATCTAAAGTTCATATCCGCTGTTTCTACGCCACTACCGGCATCTTGTATGCGGCGCATACGCCAGTAGTACAATACGTAGTCATTAGTATCTGGTAGAGGCCATACATTTACTTTGGGGTTATCCCGCAAACGCTCAATATATAGTTGTATGGGCCTGCCTTGTGTTAACTTGTTAGGGATAGAAGCGTACGTGCTCACACTAATCCGGCTTATGGATAGGTCAGTTTGTGTCGCTGCATTCCCGCTACCCGTGCGTATCTGGTGCTCCAACAAATCAATGGTGTCTGCGGGCAAGTCATAGGGAGTGGTCTTACCTTTAACTAAGTTAATAGTGCCTTCGTCGATAGTCCACATGTTGATGCCGCGATTTTGCCACTCAATAGTAAGCAAGTTCATGGAACGTCTAGCGGTTTTTAAGTCGTACCCAGAACGCATCTCACGGCCCGCTCGCTCAAACGCTTCTTCCGCGATCTCAGTGAACTCCATGTTAAACGCTGTAGAGTTTGATGTAGCCATTATTTTTTTCTCCGCTTAGTAGCCGATACTCGTCTAGGCTTACCTGCTGGTTGTCCTAGCCTTTTCTTTTCCGCTACCTTCTTTGCTTTCTCGGCGCTAGACATCTCACCAGAAGTCTTAGGGGTTTTTTCAGATACGCGCTTAGAAGGGCGGCAGTAAGGTGTTCCCCTACCGTCTCCCTCCTTTCTACCACAAGCCTTTCCAGTCTTCACGTCTTTCCAATCTTCTTTGAACCAACGCTTTAGGGCCGCACCCTTTTCGGTTTTGCGAACTCCTCCACCAGACTTGTAATACGTACGCATTACTTACCAGCCTTTTTCTTCCGGCTCTTAGCAATGGCTCCCGACGCGTAAGCAGACGGGAACACCTTATATTGCTTCTTGACCTTTTTATAGCACGCGTCTTTTACAGTGCCCCCTTCTTTCATCTTTCGGGGTTTACTGCCGCAACCGCAATCGCTCTTCTTGTAGTAGCGTCGCATTACGCACCTTTCATCTTGACCATCTTGCAGACTCTACCACCACGAGCCATACCGCAGCCACGAACCTTACCACCAGCTTTCATCTTGCCTTTACCATCCGCAGCGTAAAAAGGGACTTTCTTACCACCTTTTTCTACCATGTCTAGCTTGCCACCAGCTTTATACTTCTTAGCCATACCACCAGCCATCATCTTCTTGGCAGGCTTATTTTTGGCTTCCATAGCTTCCTTAGCTTTTTTCTCTTCGGGGCTAAGGGTTAAGTTCTGCATCATAGCTTCCCGCTTACGGGCGGCCTTTTGTGCGGGGGTCATCTTGTCAAACTCTTCTTTAGAAGGTACTTTTGGTTCCATCTATATCACCATTTAGATTTATTTGCCCAATACGCCGCAGACATTTTGCCTTTGGCTATATTTTTACCGTGACGGGCTTTAAAAGATTTACGTTTAGCTTTCATCTTAGCGGACTCGCCCTTCTTAGGTTTACCTGCTGTAGATGCGCCTTGCTCACCGTAACGTATTATTTTCTCTTTACCATTCTCACATGCCTTAACTATGTGAGATTTCTTAGCGTGCGAGGGAGTCCTGCGTGGCTTATTGCACGCCATAGCCTTTTTATCGACTTTACCACCGGACTTGTAATAGCTACGCATTAACTATAGAACACTGTAATAGCGACGATATTGGTAAAAGCAGTAATAAAGACATCACTTTGAAAACGTACCCCGTAATCGGGAATATTAACAGAGTGAGAGTCATTAGCTTCAAAATCAATATCTAATAGGGTAGCTCCACCGTTACCATCGGTTATAGTGAGCCGCCCCGCGCCAGAGTTATTAGTCAGTACTTGTACTTGCCTTACTCGCGCTGGCCCTACACCTACCGAGCCTGCGCCAGTAATCCGCTTCGCGGAAACATCAGAACTAGACATAAATGCCTCCTATTAGCTAAGAGCCGCGCCAATAGCAGTTACCCAAGCAGCGCCAGTGTTAATTACGATAGCGTATTCGTTGTTACCAGCGCCGTTATCGCTGACCATATAAGCAGTACCTACAGCTACATCACCAAAAGCTGGGAGGTTAGCAGTAGTTACAACGGGGATTTGAAAGCCGTTGTCCGAACGGACTGGGCCTGAAAAAGTGGTTTTAGCCATTATAAAGTTCTCACATGTGAGGTTAAGGCAAATCTGTCTACATGTCGTCAGTCGGGTCTGTCAGATTCACCGGATTGTTTCCCGATATATGAGAACATACCACAGTGTGTGATTTTACGCAAACATAAAAAAGGGGGCCGAAGCCCCCTTAGTACAGCATGTTACTACGCTATTAAGCGCCGGGCGATCCGTAGATACCCAGTGGATCGGAAACACCAAACGAGTAGCGTTCACGAGCCTTGTAACGGCTGTTGCCAGTATCGAAATCAGCATCCATAGAGGTAGCCATTGGGCTACGTACGAAGTGCTTCAGACCATTTGGCACGTCAGTCATCATAAACCAAGCGTCAGTGTCAGTCAGGTAGTGATTGACTGCATATCCGCCGGGTACTGCGCCGTTAGTCATAATGGCGTTGATGTCGTTATCAGCAGTTCCTACACGACCTTCAGTCTCAAGCAAACGAGTTGCAACAAACTGCAAGGCAGGTGGGATAACTAGCTTCTTAGGCTTGGCCGCGATCAGGAGACCACGCTCATCAGTGTAGCCTGCTACCTGAATGATAGCTGCTTCCAAAGAAGTTTCGTTAAGGTCAGCCGCAACAGCAGGACGGTTGGAGTTAGTTCCACCGCTAACCAGAGGGTGAGAAGTAGAGCATAGAACCTGCCCATCACCGTAGGTAGTGCCAGCAAAAGCGTTGTTCAGAATGTCTGCGCCTTTAACTTGCTTGGTGTATGCCATAGCGCGAGCCAGTGCTTTGGTGTAACGAGATGACAGAGAGTCATACAAGTTATCTTCAATCGCTTCTTCAGTGATTGAGAAACCCATTGCAACAGTTTCGTGCGTGTAGCGTGCGCTCCATGCTTCCTGCGCGTTATCGTACTCGATTGCAGAACCTTCAGCTTTAGTTGGGGCAGAGCCAAAACCAGACAGCTTAGTTTCTTCTTCAAAAGAACGGTCAGAGGTTTCAGTCTCGAAAATCTCTTTGTGCTCTTCGCCATATTTTGCATACTCCAGACCAAATAGTGCGTTAAGTCCGGGTAGCAACTCTTTGAGTAATTGACTTCTTGAAATAGCCATCTAGTTATTCTCCTACGATGCCGGTACCAAACTGGTGGTACGGTAGGTTAAATTTAACCAAGACATCAGTCTTAGCGTCGCCAATGGCAGAACCAGTTTTGGTTACAAAGCCAATCACTTTAAACGCTTTAGTAGCAGTAGCAGTAGTAGCGTCCAATGCAACATTAGACTTACCAGTAGCAGTATTTACTGAAGTAGTGGCGTTCTGTGCCGCAGTCAAAGGAGCGTTGTGCCCAAGAGCAGCCTGAGCGATAGCGCCGTCAGCTTGTACTTGGAAAGTTACGCCCGGATCAGTAATAACGTAAGCAGTAGCGTTAGCAGTGCCTGATGGGTAGTACTGAGCAAAAATCAATTGACCTTCAGCGTTAACGTATTCACAACCAACGAACACACCCAGAGCACCGATAGTGTTGCCACCGAGGTTGTTAGTAGTTGCATCTGCGCCAGTGCCAGAAGCTAGTTGAACATAACCTGCATTAATCTCAACGAGAGAGCCGTAACCGATGTTCTGAGCTACGCCAGCAGGAGTAATAAGAAAAGCATCACGGGCACCAGCATAAGGTGTACCGTCAGCTTTACGTACGGGAACAAACCCGTATGGAGAGGCTGTAGTTGCCATTTATTTCACCTATAAAATAGTTTAATTAAGACCCGCTACCAAAGGTAACTTTCGATCTGCGGTCATTAAATAACGGCATTCGAGGGTCGTTTTCTCGCATTAGGCTGTTGTCAACTGATTGCATTTGCGCGGTACTCTGATCTTTATAGTACGTGTTGCGCTCGTCAACCATTTCAACAGGAGCTTTACACAGCATAAGCCCACCGATTATCAAGTTGTCTTTGAACTTTTCGTTCTCAATAGACACAAGAGTAATCTCTGGGTGATCCGATGCCTTTACTGGCTCCCAACCTTCGCGTAGTTTTGAGGATACGTTAGTGGCGTCTATGTTACCTTGCGTGCTTACACGAATCCAGCGAAATGCGTAGCCCGGCTCGGGGTGAGGCGAAGGCAATACTTCTGGCCTAGTCCAAGCTGCTTTACGGGCCGTTTTTTCACGGGTAACTTCTTCACGTTTGATTCTATTCTCAGCCATTATACTTTCCTCATCTCTTCTGCAACCTTTTTGGCGTATAAATCTAGGGGTACTCCAAGTTTTTTAGCGATAGCCACCTGTGTCTGCGTTAACCTAATTTTCTTAGGTGCTGTGCTCCGCGTAGCGGGTGCAACCACATTAGCCTGCTTCTTACTTGTCCTAACCTCTGATTCTTCAGTTTCCCCAAACTCTTCAGGGAAGGTATTTCGCATACGAGAATTAATAGTCTCGTAGTATTCATCGCTAGTGGTGTCCACACCTTGCTTAACCAGCTTACTGTGTACACCCATAGCATAAGCTGTCATCTCGTCATCAAAGCCGAACCAAGAATTTTCATTTGCCCATTCGGACGCTTTGGTATCTGGCTGAATCGGAGCTTCTTGCGGTATTTGTACAGGAATCTCAGCTTCTTGTAAAGCCTCTGGCTCAAAATCTGCTAACTTATCCGCTTTTATCTTAGCATTTGTTAGCTTTTCTTGCGCATCCAACAGTTTATCTGCATCTCCGGCCTCATACGCTCTTTTGTATGCCCGTTTAGCTAGTAACATCTCTCCACTAGCAGTTTTCTTAGCTTGCTCCAGTAACGCTGCTTGATTCTTTTCGACACTACTCTTTAACTTGTTGTTCTCTTCAACAAGCGTTTTTGCGTAGTTTTCAAACTCCACACGTTCACGATGCGCCGCTTCTTTGGCACGCCGCTCGTCGTGATAACCTTTACTAAAGTGCTGTATTCGTTTGCGTACCTTATCTGAGTAATCTTCTAACTCTTCATCAGTAAGGTCTTCGGGGGGCTTAGATGCTTTACGCCCTCTGTCCGCCTTCGGTATGTCGTCTACTACTTCGACTTCTACTTCGGCTTCTTTCTCTTGCTTAACAGGTTTTTCCTCGACAGGCTCTGATTTGCCAGACAAGTCAATCTCTACTGCGCTAGAGTCCTCTATTTCTATTACCTCATCCTTCTCTTCGTCAGGGAAGGTATACTCAACTTTTTGAAATCCCATTATTTACTCCTCACACTCGTGTAACGCCACGAGGATCGTTTACTACTGCTTCAATTGAGTCATCATTCATTAAACGATACTCAACACCACCTACTTTAAAACGCGTACCAGTATTGGCACGAAACATCACATAGTCGCCAGCTTTGCACCAAGCACCTGTAGGAAAGCGATCTTTATCAGAATACGCCTGCTCACCCATATCAAGGACAAGCCCGATAGTAGACATGATGTATTCGTTGTGCATTTCCTTACTAGACTTAATGATGCCGCTTTCGCCGTATGTATCCTCTACTTCCGGCATGGCTACTAGAACACGGTACCCTACAGGAGTAGGAATTTGGTGGTCTAGTTCTTCTTCACTTTCTGCTTCTTTTGGTACTATCGTTAGATCAGTCATTATCATCTTCCAAATAATTACGCGAGAGGTCATTTACATGATTCAGACAGGAAGTGAGACCTCGTAGCATTCCTGTTATTTCTTTGTACTGAGCGAAGTCTTTAGCCCCACCATTACCTAGAAATTCTGTTGCAGAGGACATATCTTCCTCGATTTTATTCTTGAGCACGTCAAAGACGGTTTTAGCCATGATTTATTCCCTACGTTTGTTTGCAGAATCTGTTGCTGTTTTTATAGCGTCTAGCTTTAATTTAGTCGCATCTTTGCGCCTGTCCGCAGCCATCTTAGCAACGGTTTTTTCGGTATCTAACTGTAGTTCTTGCTCGTCTAACTGTAGCTGCCCCTGATCTATAGCTGCATCAGCCATATCTTTCTGCACCTTACGCTGCAATTCAGCCTGCTTGAGTTGCGCATCGGCTTGGTCTTTCTGAGCCTTACGCTGCACTTCTTGCTGCTTAATTTGTAGCTCCGCTTGCTGCATCTGTACAACGGGATCTTGTTGCTTCTGTTGTGCCTGCTTTTGCGCTGCTTCTTGCTGGTGCTGCTGTGTAAGCTGCCTACCGCCCTCCGCTACTAGTCTAGCCAGTTGTATTTCTGTTTCCTCTGTAAGCTCTTCATTAGGCGCTGGTAGGGGTGCTCCTAACTTCTCTTCCATCTGAGAGCGGTACAAGAACCCTAGGTGCTCCGCTATGTGAGCCTGTAACGCAGCCATTATCTGCTGTGCTTGTGGGTTCTGGCCTATGGTCTGCGCAATCATGGGGTCTTTCATAAACGACTGGTGCGCCGCTATATGTGCTGCATGGTCTTGGTAGATGAACGCTTTTATGGGGGTACCTGTTAGCGCGTTCATGTTTTCGCTTACGGGATCAGTAGGTTTCACATCATCTTCCGTAGGTACTAGCTTGTCAGCGTTCTTGACGCCGAGCACTTCAATCATCTGACGATGTAATTGAGGTAGGTTGTATATCTGGGGTGCCTGTTGCGCCATCTGCAACACTGCTTGGTACTGGACTACACGTTGCGCCATAGTAGAACTGTTAGGGTCACTAACAGGGATTACATCGACCATAGCGTAGTCAGCTTGACGGGCGGCTACTTCGCCTCTGTTAGGCATGTAGTCGTATTCCACTGATGCTTCTTCGGCCATGATAGCTTTTAGCATCTTGAACTCTAGCTTCATAGCGTAGTGGACACGCGCCTGTACCGCAGCCATAGGCTTTAACGTACGTTCTAGCAACGCTAGCGTAGTACCCACTGGGGCGTTTGCGGACATATCAGATATGTTCATGTCACTGATAGCACCTAGACGGCGGCCTTCAGTAGTGATCTGGTTAAGCAACGCTAACAGAGTCTGGCTAGGCTCCTTATAAGGTAGGGGCATGATGTTTTCTTTGATGCTACCTGATGGCACATCTACATCTTTAAACTCGCCCGGCTCGATAGGAGTGTCATCACCTTTAATACGTAGCCCACGAGACTTTAAGCCGCCGGGAAGGTTAGACAGGGTACCAGCGTCCACCAGTTGT